GTAAATTTAAAAGTTAAAATTTATAGAAAAACAGACAAAGGAAAGAGGTTAGCAAATTATCATTGTGCTTTAAGGTATAGTAGAAAAAAACAAAGAACTCCAAAATGGATAACACAAGAACAAATGGATCAAATAAAATTAATTTACTTAAACAGACCTAATGGATTTGAAGTAGATCATATAATACCTTTATGCGGTGAAAATATTTCTGGTTTACACGTGCCTGAAAATTTACAGTATTTATCCGCTGAAGAAAATAGACTTAAAAATAATAAATATAATATAGGAACTAACAAATGATAAAACTAAATAAAAAATTTTATTACCCAACATCGACTCGAAAAATAATTGATGGTAAAAGACATTACCTGGTAGGTGACGAGAAGTTACCAAGTGTTACAAGTATATTAAAGGCCTGCGAGAGCGAAGAGAAGAAAGCTTCATTGGAAGCGTGGAGACAACGAGTAGGAGAGGAAGAAGCAACAAGAATCACGGACAATGCTGCATCGAGAGGGACTCTTATGCATACGATTCTTGAGGGACATATCTTGAATAGACCGGTCATAGATCTAACACCTGAAGGACAACTAGCTACGAAGATGGCAAGACAAATCGTGGACCAGGGATTGACAGATAAACTAGAGGAATTGTGGGCAGCTGAATGTGTTTTATTTTATCCTGACATGTACGCAGGGGCCAGTGATGGAGTCGGAATCTACGAAGGCAAAGAAGCCATTATTGATTTTAAACAAACTAACAAACCAAAAAGAAAAGAATGGATTGAGGATTATTTCTTACAACTAGCAGGATATGCTATTGCTCATAACCAAATCTATCAAACTAACATCCAGTTTGGAATCATTCTAATGTGTAGTAAAGACTTATACTACCAGGAATTTCGCGTAGAAGGTGAAGAATTTAAACATTATGCGAACGAATGGTGGAAGAAAGTAGACCAATATTATAGGCAGAAAAAAGAATGGAAAGAAATAGTTGACAGAGCCGGGATGTAATGTAATATAGGATATTATATGAAAGGAATAAATATGAAAAAAGAAAAATGGGACGGTAAATCTAGACCGTCCAATGACACTTACCGAAAAAATTTTAATGAAATATTTGGTAAGAAACCAAGTACAGATTTAAAAGGCACTATAATCTGTAAAGCTAAAAAGTGCGATAACTATCTGTATAAAAATGAGAGCAGCAGTTTACCAGGATATTGTTGGGAGTGTGGCTAAAATACAACAATAGTGTGGCATAAATACCACATTTTCCCTCTGGGCTAGGGTAAAAGCCCCTATAGACTTTTTTTGCCAGAAAAATTTTTTTGTTTTTCAATTTACGAATCGTGGTTACAATGGTTACAATGGGTTTCAAAAGACTATTATTCGCTAATACCAACAGTTATAGACGATATTTTTGTAACAAATCTTGGTTACAATGTGGTTACAGTGGTTACAATGCAGTAAAATCAATGCTTTTAGCATCCCCGTACGCGCGCATATGAATTGAGTTTTTGAAAAAAAGTTGCCTAGAGAAAAAACCTATAGGTGGTATACAGAGATATGAAAAGAAAAAAGTCAAAATATAAACATGTAGTAATAGGTAAAAAGAAATATTATTTTTATTCTATCAGTTGGATTGATCCGTGTGGAGATTCGGGCCATGCTGAAGCTGCTGATGTAAAAGATTTAAAGCCCGCAAAAATGATTACTCAAGCTTATGTGTTTGATAAAGATAATAAAAATGTTTGGACGTTTGCTTCTTATGATACTGAGTCTGCAGTATTTTCTGATCGTAATGTATTTCCTAAATGTATTGTAACTAAAATGGAAAAAATTAATCTTTAACTTCTTCTACTACTTCTGCGTCAGCTTCTATAATTGGTTTGTAAGTTTTTAAAGCTTTCTCCAAAAGTTTATCTAACTCTGATTCTTCCATATTATCCATGTCTTTATGCAGGTGTAAGTGATTATTATTTTGGAATCCGGCAGCTTTACCTCTAGCTACTTCTGCATTAATTGCAGCACTCCAGGCTTTTGATTCTCTTGCTTCATCTCGTAATTGTCCTAACTCACTGTAATGAGATTCTTTAGTGACATCATATTTTTTTAATTTTTCAGATCTCAGTCTGCCTATGTACTGACTAACTAAAGGGTAGAGAGTTGGGTTTTGAAGCTTACTAGCAGAAACATAGGCAGAGTTGGGATCATAACCTGCTTCAATGGCACATTCAGTAGCCGTCTTCCTACCTTCATTGGCCACAACTAAATTAGCAAATTTGATTTGTTTTTCTGTAAGTCTTTTTGGTAAACCCATGACTTGCAATATAAGTTATTTTTGATATATGTTCAAGCATGGTATCAGGAAAGCTATTAAGACAGGCCCTAGATAAGTTTTTAAAATCACCGGTAGCACAAGAGGCAAGAGTGCAAGTTTGTTTACCAGATGGAAAATTTTACGACATCAAGGACATTAAATTAATGGAAAACAAAATACTTGGCGTGCGTGAAACTCATAGATTGGTGATGACATTGTATACTTCGAAGTGGAATATGGGTGAAGTTATTAAAAAAATTGATTAGCCAGAGAACAACGTATTTAGCCTAAAAAATGATTAAAGGTGAGACTAAATTCTGGCATGAAATTAAAGCGTTCAATATTAAAAATAATTGCAAATTATCATTTACACGCTTGGAAAATAGTGCTGCACACGGGACTCCTGATCTATTGGGGTATAATAATTCTGGTCACTTTTTCACTGTAGAATTAAAGTTAATAAAAGCTAAAAAAATTCGATTCTCTCCGCACCAAATTGGCTTTCATTTGACTCATCCAAACAATAGTTTCATCATGCTAAAGACCCTCGGTCCTTTAGCCATAAAACTTTTTGAGGGAAGGTTTATTGAAGATTTAATTAAGGGGAAGGCAGATCCATGTGCCACGGATATGGAGTCAAGTCTTAAATTTCTACAAAACGTTTAGCGTCCTACATATTATAGGACAAATGTCAACGACCAAAGTGTCGCGGCTCGAGAAGAGAGCTTGTGGGCGGGACCCACCCCGGCCTGTGGCCTGTGGCTTGCGGCCTGCGGTTCATGGTGCGTGCTTGCGGGCGGGACCCTCCCTTATTTTTTATTTAAGCTTGAGGGCTGGTGGAATACGACCAGCCCTCAAGATTTCTAATGTTGGCCATAAGAAATATTTTTAATTTTTGGATTCCAGCATCGTCTACAGTCTAGACATTGGCCGCCTTGCTCAGGTGCTGGACATGTTGCCTTCTTAGTCACCACTGTGGATGTATTGGGCCAGCTGCTAATTGGTCCCTGGTCCACCATCGGTGATGATAATCGAATCGTTAAATTATCAGGTTTATGTTTTAAATATTTTTTTACCCAAGCTTCTTTTGTGGGCATCCAATGCATTCTTGAAGGCGTTAACCTACAGACAGCAAAAATTTTTTGAAGGTGTTCTAGATCCTGAACATCACCTGAGTCGTGCCATCTAAAGACATCGGGCTTTTTAGAATTAATTAGAAGAGCCATGGCCTCGACCCATCGCGGGTTTTTAATAGCTGCCAGTCTTCTGTATTGTGCATCCTGTACAACCTTAAAAACGTAACAACCTTTTAATGCATAACAGTCATTGCAGACGCTGCCTTCTTTGTCCTGAAGCTTGCCGCCTGTGTTGCATTCTTTGGCGGGTATACCAATTGACCATCCAGGCATTTTTCCAGGCTTGCTTAGGCCTCCAACCAGGGTCCACGCTTCACTGGGTTTCATATTCTAACCAGCCATTAGCTTCATTAACACCCATCATGAAAAATTTTTTTTCTTCTTCATTTTTGAAGGTGTACGTTTTTTTAGTGTAACCTTCTTCAGGCTTGTCTATTCCTTTAACGGCTTCAGTGCCCCAAATAATAGTTATTTTAATTTCTTTCATGAGTCTAATATAGGTTATTGTAGGATATTGTCAACAGCTAAAATTTTTTATTTTCAGAGAAGAGCGTGTGGGCGGGACCCACCCATGACTTGTTGCCTGTGATTAGTGCTTGTGGGCGGGACCCACCCTAAAAAATAAAAACTTAAAACAGGCTTGCGCCCGGAGGCGCACCCTAGCCCTAACCAGCTGTCGCGCAACGTAGCATTCTCAATTACAGCTTCAGCTTGCTGCTACGCCTGTAATCACAACTGATCCCAGGTCCTGGACCATTGGTGAATTCGAAATTCTGCCAGTGGGCTAACAGGACCAGGTCCAATATTGCGCAAGACATGACACTTTACGATATGAGTGCCGATTCCATATTGGACCGGATCAGCGGAGCAGACGCAAAGCGTCTCGACATTCCACTGATCCCAGGTCTAATTAATTGTAAGAACACAATTTAAGTACTACTTGTGTGAGAAGCGTATAGCCTCCCTTAATTAGACCAGGGATCAGCACCCCAACGAAGACGGCCTCAAGGAAGGCGGTGTGACGTGGGGTCTTTACCCACTAGTTTGAGTTTATAACGTCGGATACTAGTAAACAGACGCATGTAGTTTCATTTATTTGTGCTCTAAAACTACGAAGAAGCAGATCTCAATCCAGGAGAATTTTTA